AATGTCTATGTTACTATCACTACTACCTTCTACTCCTATTACAACTGCACCACTATTTGCAGCATTTGTAATTTCTAAATAATTAGTTGCAGAACTAGCTGTTTGAAAAGATAATATTTCGTTACCGTTAGCATCTGCTATAAATCCACCATCTGCAAATTTAGGAGCAGTAAGTGTTTTATTTGTTAGTGTCTTAGTTGTACCTGCAAGATATGTATCAAAGGTATCAACACTTGTAAGACGCATCGTGCCACTGTCATTAGTAGGTATACCATCTCCACCTGCTACTGCTGTTGTACCTACGCTTGTGTCTCCATCAGCTACTACATTTATTTCTGCACCTGTAGCATTAAGACCTGTTACATTTCTATTTGCATCCACGTATGCCTTGACAGATTGTTGTGTAGGTACAAGAGTAGCACTGTTGCTATCCATGCCATCTTCATCTACAAATGCAGTAATCGTTATTGTACCGTCACTTAAACTGCCATATGTTATTGTGCCTGTAGTTGTTATAGCAGATGAACCGTTATCTATTGAACCAAAACCACTTGTTATACTACCACTATTTAGTGCTCCGACCCCTGTTGTGCTTCCACCAATATAAGTATTTAAGGTAGTTAAAGCAACCTGCTTCATTGTACCACCATCATTAATAACTACTCTATCGGCATCAACTAAAGTTACTGTTGAAGCACTTGTATCTCCATCAACTATATTTAACTCTGCTGCAGTAGACGTTACACCATCTAATATATTGAGTTCTGCTGTTGTTGCTGTCACACCGTCCAACAAGTTTAATTCAGCAGGTGTAGAGGTTATTGCTGTGTTACTGTCTGCTGCTAATACAGGTAGAGTACCACTTTGATTAGGCAGTTTAATTGTTCTGTCTGCTGTTGGGTCTGTAATTGTTAGTGTAGTTTCGTGGTCATCTGCAGTTGCACCCTCAAACACAATAGCATTAGCTGCGTTCATCGTTACGGTATCTACAACTGTCTGTGTTCCAGTAACTGTTAAATTACCACCTATTGTTACATTGCCTGTTGTAGTTACTGTATCAATATAGGCATCCTTAAAGTATAAAGACGATGTACCCAAGTCAACATCACTATCTGTAACAGGTGCAATAGCACCGTCTGCCATAGTAAATTGAGCAGTTCCACCTGCAGTAAATGCCATTGTATCTGTGCCACTAAAAAATAAACCTTGATTAGTGTCGCCCGTATTTGTAATTGAAGGTGCAGACGCAGAACCGTCAGGAAGAGATACTACTCCTGCTACTGTAACAACTCCATCAGCTAAAGTAATAAGGTCTGTATCATCTGTGTGACCTATCGTTGTACCATTTACTATTACATTATCTACTGTAAGTGTAGTTAGTGTGCCTACAGATGTAAGATTAGGCATTGCTGTTATTTCATCATCAAAGTATGCAGCTAAATCAGTTACCGCAACCTGTACCATAGTACCATTGTCATTCATTACAACTCTATCAGCATCAGCTACTGTAGTAGAAGTAGCAGATGTAGCAGAACCATCTAATATATTTAATTCTGTAGCAGTTGCAGTTACACCGTCAAGTATATTAAGTTCTGCTGCTGTTGAGGTTATAGTTGTGCCATTAAGATTAATAGCATCTGTATGTACAGTGCCATCAAAGTATCCATCTTTAAACTCATAATCACTTGCACCCAAATCTATATCATTATCTGTTTGCGGAGTAATAGAACCATCTGCAAATATTACCTGTGCTACACCACCTGCAGTAAAAGCAATTTCATCGGAGGCACTAAAAAATAAACCACAGTTAGTATCGCCTGTATTAGTTATAGAGGGATTAGAAGCACTACCATCTGGTATGGACAATATACTACTAAGAGTTACAGCACCTGTAACACCCAATGTACCTGCAACCGTTGCATTTACATCTACGTCTAGTGTATCTATGTGTGCAATACCGTCAAGATATAAATCTTTAAATTCTTTAGAAGCAGTACCTAAATCAATATCACTATCCGTTGTTGGTATTATACCACCGTCTTCAATAGTAAGTTGTTCTGTACCTGCTATATCAAATCTAATTTTATCTTCATCAGCAGATTCCTCTACCTGTATCTTAGTATCGCCATCAGCATCACGCATTGCAATAATAGGACCACCCTCTGCTGCAGTACCATCGTGAGTATGACCAGTAGAGGCAACAAAGGCAGCAAGCAGTTCATCAAATTCATCGTTAAATGATTTAGCTTTAACTACGTTAGTTGCCTGTATGTCGGTTTCACTCTGCCTAGTATAACCATTTCCCATTATCTTACATCTCCTATTCCATAAGTAACTGTGTATCCTTGAATACTGTGACTTGCATTTGTATCATTAGTAACGTAACTAAACGAAATTGATTTACCTGAACCTGTAAAGGTAGTTCGTTCTACAGGTGATGGATTACCATCATAAATATCTCCTGTTGTGTCATTTTCTGCACCATAGTTTGCTATATTTGTACCTGTGTTAAAAAAAGATGCAGGATCATCGTTTGATATAGATAAATCTGCAGGTTTAGCAACTTCTGTATTATCGTAATCATATGTAACACCAACGGCAAGTGATATAACTCCTTCAGCTTTCATGTACGTAGATATACTATAGTAATTTTTACGTACTTCGGGGTCTTGCATATATACAAAAGGTGTTTTATAGATACTTAATATCTTAGATGTATCAAAAGCATTGCCAGATTCTTGTGCATACACCTTACCAGAAGAGTCACCATGTATAACTATTTCTTCCTGTCCTAAATAATTACTTGCTGCACACACACATTCTATACCTGATAATGTACCAAACTCAAAACCGTAACCTTCACCTACTTGTCTTAATGCTCCTATTATACCCTCTGAACCACTAGCAGAAAACATATAACGAAACTGTGATTTCTTTTTTATTACAACTGAAGATAGTGTAGATAGCACTTCGTTTGCTAATGTACCATTAATTGTAGACTGTATATTTTTAGACAGTGTTTCTAAGTTAACATCACCAATTTTATTTGTACCTGAAATTGGTCTTATACCATCTGGTGATAAAAAGATTAAGTCTCCACCTATTTCTACCACACTATCAGAAGCAAGACAGCCCAAGTTTGTTGTTACATTTTCTACGTTAAAAGTTTCTCCCGTAGCACCAACTATTCTTTTTATATTATTTGTACCAAATACATAAAGACTATTACGAAATGGTTTAATTGCGACTACAGGAAAACCTACTAATAAAAATCCACCACCTTCTTCTGAATCAAAGTTATGTTCATTTTCTGCTGCACTAAAATAAATAACATCGTCTGATGCAGGGTCTCCTGCTAACCATACTCTTTTAGAATGTACTGCAGAAAACTTTGGGTCTGTTGGAGCACCTGCATGTAGTATTTGTCTATAATTACTTCCATCATATGTAGCTGCAGGATTTATACCGTCCGTTAAAACAACTTTAGGAGTACCAAAATTAAACTCTGAAAATCTAACTTTACTTACACCTGTCATGGTTGGGTCAGATGTTCTATATAAACCTGCACCTGAACCTACTGTTATATTTCCTGTTACTGCACCGCTAGATGCTATCTGTGTTATTGTGTTAAAATAATTTGTACTTGTTACTGTTGCATCTGCTGCAGGTCCAGTTACAACTTCTTCAAGTGCCTCACCCAAAAAATCTGTACCTGTTATGGTAAATGTTATTCCTGATACATCTCCACCTGCAGAAAATATAGTAACCTTTCTAGGTTGTTGTGCTGCAGAGGTAGTAAAGTTAATTGTGTTAGAATCATGCAATGCACCATTAATAGTTAGATTAGCTGCACCTGAGTTTGTTTGTGTTGTACATACACCATCTGGATCATTTGCTACTACATTAGATGTAACGGCTGTCCATCCTATAACTGCAGGTACGCTACTTATTGTGGTGCTAGTTGAATAGGCATCGTCTGTAATAGTATTGCCGTTTGTAAATACAGAAGATGGTAATCTACCAAAGTCTACTACTATAGTATTAGAATTTTTAGATATAAGCGTACCAGTTACTCCAGTAGATACTCCTGCACTTGTTCTTTCTAATATTGTTTCTCCAACAGTTAAGTTACTATCAGAAGATACATTAAAGCTATAATAATAGTTCCAGTGATGTAAATAGTTATTTCCTGATGATGGTGTTCTACATCCTAACACACCTTGATTTACTCCATTTGCTACTGATAAACCTAACACAGAGCCAGTGCCTGTTACTGTTCCATAGCTATGTGCAAATCCATTTATCTTTCTATATCCGCCTTCAAGGTTAGGTTCATAATTAACTAACTGTATAGCTGCACCTGTAAAGGTTTCACCTAATGTTAATACATCGCTACCTGTATTTAATCCCCCTCTACATATAGCTCTAAACGTGGATACTGTATCTGCCATTAGGTTGTCAAACTCACTGCGTTTGAAGAGAACCTTGACCTATTAATAAAAGTAGAACGTATATTAAGTGGATCATCTAATAATAACCTACGCATAACCTTTATTCCATCTTGAAATTTTTGATTATGTATTTGAGCACTTTGTTCATTAGACCTAAATCTCATCATATATACCATAGCACCATCTACGACTATATATCTAAATCTGTCAGGTATAATGGTTGTATCTGATTGCAAAGTTAAATCATTAGGAAATTTATAATAAATATAATCTACTATATATGCTGCATCAGGTATAGGTGTAACACCAAACTTTTCTTCTGCTGTTTGATAAACTATATTAGGAGCACTGTATCCCCCACTACCAGAACTATCATCTAATGCTCTATATTTTTGTGTGTATTCTTCAAATGAAACAACAGGTAACGGCTTCGCTGTATTTAATGCACTTGTTAATTGACTTACATAAAACGTATCCCAATCAACACTTGCCATGTCTGTTGGAAAATCATATGTAGCTGTACCTGAAGCTAGTGTTTGTGATTGTGCAGTTTTAAGAAATGGAAACTGATGTCCATCTTGTAATATCTCTCGTATTGAATTATTTATAGCATCTTTAGCAATCGCCTGTACATTTTTTGCCGTAGCAAAATTAGCAGTCGTAAGCTGTACTTCGTTTATTCTACGTAGTAAGTCATTTGTTAGTGCTAAATAAGTTGTAGACATGTTGTGTCCTTATATCTAAGTAAGAGGGCAAGTTTCCCTGCCCTCCTAAGTAAGTTAAGTTACGCTAGAGCGTCACGGTCAACTTCAGTTGGACCTGCATCACCTTGGTCACTCACATCCATAAGCAAGGCATAAACACGAATTTTACCTGCTGAGAATGTTGCACCATCACCTGCAAATGTCAGGTCAAGGGTGTCTGCTGAAGCAAGAACAACGTCTGCTGAAGGTGTAACAGACGGAGCGTAAGCTGCATCTGCTGCTCCATCAATATCAAACGCTGTAACCCACTCGTCAGCATCTGCTGAACCTAATGTTGCTGTAGCGTTTGTACCTGTATTCATAGTTGCAGATAGTACAACTTGAAACCCTGCATGTAATACACGTGTATTTGCAGGAATGGTAAGACACTGAACTACGTCACCTGATGAACAGTCAATAGCCTGTGCAGTAAGATCAATAGTCTTCTGTATCATATATGGACTTCGCCCTCGTTGTGAGCTTCCATGAGCAGGTAGTAAAAGACTTGTAATAGTAGCCATTTTTTAATCCTCCCCTTTATATGCTAGAAACATATAACGCTCTGGTCATAGACTCAGGACGTAATATTTTTCTGCCGTATAGATGCATGCCTCTAACAATATCAGCAAACGAATCAGGGTCTCTGTAAGTTTCTGTTTTATTGATTTGGTCTGCTGTCGCAACAGATGAACTGTGACCAGAACAGATTACACCAAAATGTGTTGAACCTGTGGCTGTAGCTCCTGTTGGACCATTACCTACTTGTGGTAGATTGCTTGACATATAGACTTTAAAGCCATGAATGTTGTTAAAGATTAAACCATTCTGTAGCCCAGAACCGCCAAAGTCAGCGTTAAGAAGTCGAGAGTCCTCGTCCTTTAATAGTTCTGCAAACACAGGGTCAATAATTAACCAACGTCCATTAGTGTCAACATGCTGTTGATCCATCTTACGTGACATACGAGCAATAACACTCATAGGTGATGCTTTAGCTGTTGTAGTATTCAGCGAATCGCCACCTGCACGTGGAACAACAACAATAGAATTACCACCTGTACCACCATTAAAGTCTGCAGCGTCTACCTGCATACTTGCTAATAGTTCGTTAGTTGCAGCAGTTGATACCGCCACAGAACCATTTACAGTTGCGTTAACTGTGTCTGGTGTACCGTGTAATGCTGATTGTTTAAAACCACACATATAGCCTAGTACGTCT